AAGCAACACCGTTATTTCTATAGTCACCACATGCGCTACTACCTGCACCACCAGCACCAACTGTTACAGCATGTGAACCAGCAGGTAGGTATACAGTGGTTTGCAGAATGCCTCCACCGCCACCTCCACCACCGCCTCCGTCACCAGCGCAACCAAATCCACCACCAGCACCACCACCGCCAACAAGAAGCATGTCAAACAAACCTGCGGTTGTAACGGTTAATGTACCATCTGAAGTAAAGGTTAAAAGATTGTAATTAACCCCGCTTGATACAATTGATGACGGAGAAGAAGCTCCGGTTGCAACACCATAACCAGCGGTTGTTGCAAGGGCATCTCCTTCAATTCTTCTGCGAATGTAAACAATTCCTGAACCGCCATTACCAGATGTTTGACCATTTACTGCTCCACCACCACCAGATCCTGTATTTGCCGCAGCAGAAGTAGCGGCTGTTGCACCTTGACTTCCATTACCGCCAACAGAAGAACCACCAGTGCCTCTTGTAACAGAACCAGCACCTCCACCACCAGCAGCTTTAAATAAAGATGATCCTGTAATAAATGTGCTTACATCATATCCAGAACCACCATTACCACCAGTTGTTCCAGACCCATTACCACCAACAGAACCGTAACCACCTCCACCACCGCCTGCATTTGGTGTTGCACCAATTCCACCATCTCTACCCATGCCAACAATACCTTTACCAGTGGGTGCAGGACCAGTTCCAAGACCACCACCGCCACCTGAACCACCATTATGACCGGTAACAATTCCCTCTCCATCTCCTCCACCACCACCTGGAGCGATGAGGCTTCCAAGAGTTAGACCACCGACTGCACTGGCACCCCCCATTGCTCCGTCAGAGGCATCTGCACCGCCAGTTCCACCTGCGCCAACGATAATTGATACATTTCCTGTTGGTAAATAAATAGTTTCTTGAACAACACCACCAGCCCCACCACCAGAACCTCGAGATCCACCAGAACCACCGGCATCACGACCACCACCACCGCCACCACCAATTACGAGACAATCAAACCATCCACCGGATGAAACAACAAAAGTGGAATCGGATGTAAATGTATGTAATTTATAATTTACGCCGGATAGCGTAATATTTGTTTCTGTACCGCCTGAACCAACACCATATTGCGTTGCTAATCTTTTTGGTCTTGCTCCTGAAACTGACATCTTTTCTCCTAAACCTTATCTATTTTATCAAATTAAATCTTTTTCTACGCAATTACAAAGGTTCCTGATCCGGTAAATGTATAAATACGATTTCCCCCAGAAACAGTAACGGTTGGAGATCCAGTAGTTGTAGCGGTTCCATAATCAGTTGAGTGTGCAATAATTACAACCCCAGAACTACCTGCTGCACCTGCACCTCCTCCATTAGCACCGCTACCACCACCTGATCCACGATTTGCAGGAGATGCAGCTGAGGCCGCACCGCTGCTTGCTCCATTTCCACCTATGCCTGAACCACCAGTACCAGCGGTTCCACCCCAAACTCCTCCACCACCGCCTCCACCATAAAATAGTGCCGTACCAGTAATATTATTAGATATACCAGCACCACCATTTCCACCAACACTAGTTGTTCCAGCGACTCCAGCGCTACCTGCACCACCACCACCGCCACCAGATGAACCACCACCACCAGTAGTTACTCCCCCTGCACCGCTATTTCCTGAACCATTGAATGTTGATGCTGTTGATGTTCCTGGAGTTGCGGTTGCATGAGCACCTCCACCAGAACCACCAGATATACCACCAGTTCCACCGCCGCCAGCTCCACCACCTGGCATATAAATAATATTAACTCCATCATTTAACATAGAATATCCACCAGAGGTTGCAGCTGCTCCACCAGCTCCTATAGCAATGGTATAAGTACGACCACGAACAATCTGAAACGCAGTGTTGGAATAATATCCACCTGCACCGCCTCCACCACCCATGTCGCTTGTTCCACCACCACCGCCACCAAGAACAAGAACATTCCCAAGAGCATATTGTAACCTATATCTATAGGTTCCAAGAGCGGCATTAAAGCCCATATTCTAGTTTTCTTTTTCCCAGCCAACCGCTGTAACATTTACCATGTTGGCAACATCAGACAGACCTTGTAATGTTTCGGTTGCAGCTAAAACTAGAGCTGTATCAAAGACCATAATATCATTAGCACCAATTGGAAGAGCAGACATAATTCGATTGGCTGCAGTTGCAGCTGATCCAATAGCCAATGTAACAGTTCTATCTACTGTATCAGTGTTACAAATAATAATTTGCTTAATAACTTCTGTACGACCAGCAGCTGCTGTACAAATTGTTGTTGTAGTTGTACCAAGCTGTGTTGGTCCACCGAGGCGTAATTCTACTCTATCTCCTGATGCCATATTATGCTCCTATATCCATTATAATTAAAGCAGCATTTCTTGTACTAGTCATTACATCTGAACTAACAGTAGCACCAATCCACGCTGTACCATTCCATTGTAGCACCTGGCCTGCTGACACGCCACTAACGCTAACATCTCCAACATCATCTAAAGAGTTAATTGTTGGAATAGATGCCCATTCCAAGCCTGTCGCTGTTGATGAATTAGCCTTTAGGAAATATCCATTTGTTCCAGCAGTTAAGTTGGTTACAGCATTATCGGCTGTTCCAACAAGCAGATCGCCTTTTGCATTTATTGTTCCAAGGAATGAGTTAAATGGTGCAGAACCAATTTCAACCCAAACAGAATCGTAATAAACATAAGTACCACCATCTGATGAGTTGTACCAGACTTGACCAGTTACGGGGCTTGTTGGCGCTGTGTCACCAACAATTGCAGCCATTGCGCTTGCACCGATCTCAATCCATTGAGAGTCGTAATAAACATATGTTCCAGCATTACTAGAATTAAACCAAATTTGACCAGAAATTGGACTTGTAGGAGCGGTGTCTGCAACATAAGCGCCCATACCGCTAGCGCCAATTTCAATCCAATGAGAATCATAATAAACGAATGTCGAGCCAGTATCTGACTCAAACCAAATTTGACCAGCTACAGGGCTCGCTGGGGCTGTATCAGAGATAGATGCACCGCCAGCACCAAGGTCGGTATATGTTGTGCCATCAGTGGTAAATTGCCATTTATCCGTTGTTTCATTCCATCTGATAGCAACATTTGTTGATGTTCCTCTCTTTACTTCAATACCGGCATTTAATGTTGGAGAACCAGTAACTCCTGAATTTAATAAAATAAAATTATCTTCAACTTCAAGATTTGCAGTGTTTAAAGTTACTGTATTTCCATTTACAGTTAAATCACCAGTAACAGTAAGATTATTAGCAATGGTAACATTAGCTGGTAAACCAATTGTTACAGTAGCACTTTCTGAACCCGAACCGGATACAGAAATTTCATTTGTAGTTCCTGCGATTGTAGCAATATAGTTTCCTGTGGTATCTGCTCCAAGAGCAACAGAATTCGCAGCTATTGTTGTTTGACCAGTTGAACTTATTGTAACATCACCAGACATTGTTACATATGCTGGGGAGCCAGCGGAATTTGCAACAATAATTTGACCTGATGTACCAGTTGAAAGTCCAACGGTAAAAGTACCACCTTCAGAACCAGTATTTGAAACCGATATTAAAGTTCCACCAGAAACAGAGCCAACATAATTTCCATTGGTATCTGTTCCAAGGTCAATTACATCATTAACCCAAACACTTCCGTTATACTTTAAAAAATCACCAGAAGCAACTGTATTTGAAATAGCAACATTATGGATCTCATCAAGTTCATATCCATTTTGAGTAGCAACATAAACAATTCCATTAACGCTTGCTCTAACGACAACACCAATAAATACAAGATGATTTGGAGCTGTTGCTTTTGTTGTTGTAAATTGTCCATTTGTTCCAAGCCAAAGAACATCTCCAACTGAATATCCGGTACTTAAATCAATTCCATCAACATAACCGCGTGTTATAACTGGGCCATTTTGTGATGCAGCAATTGGATTACCAACAAGACCAATTGTTTTTGATGACGTTGTATCGCTTGTATAATCAGCTCTCTTTACAGATGCATGATCTCCAGTTCCACCAAAAAGATAAACAACGGTTCCTGTTGTTAAAGTATTTGATTCTGCGTTTCTAACATATGAAACAAGAGGAATGTGACCATTAACCCATTCTGTTCCATTATAACTTAAACCTTGAAATTCTTCTGCAGCGGTAATAGTAACATCAGTTAAGCCATTAAGGGTATCTGCATTCTCCGCTTCGGAAAGTACCGACCTATTAAGATCAGGCATACTCGACACCGCTAATTGTAAATGTTACAGCATTTGCTGTAACCTGATCCACATAGATTTTACTATTAGCAGGTACGACTATTGAAGTATTGTAAAACACAACATTATTTGCCAAAACATTAACATTGCTTACAATCTTATTATTAGCTGCGGGAGTCGCTGCACCAACAAGAATGTGGATACTGCACACAGCGTTTGATGCTGTTGTGTTGCATAGATTTATATTCTTAATAATAGAATAATTACCAACAGTATTAGCTGTTGTATAGGCATTGGATGCGGAAGCGCTTCCAATGTAAAAGTTCTTCGGTGTTAAATTAGCCATTTAGACCCCCATCCATACTAAAACTTCATTATCATATGTTGTTGTGTTCATATCTTGAATAACAGATGCATCCAGGACATGATCAACAAAAGCACCAGATGTGTGGTCTACAGCTGTCGTACCGTCATACCCTCTTGTATCAACAGTAAAAGTATTTGATGACCTTGAAGAAATCAAAATCTTTTCTTCTGATCCAGAGCCCCTATCAATCACGATGACAAAAGGATTTGTTCCTGATGGGAATGTTGAACCATCCACAACGGAAATTGAGGATGCAGAATTTGAAATATTTGCTGATAATGTTGTTGTCAACACCGCTCCGCTAAACTCTCTTCTTAACATCTCCTCTCCTTAGTCAATGCTGATGTCAAGATCACCAGTAGCGATTCTTAATGTATCTCCAGCATCAGTTGTTTTATTTGTTGTTAATGTTCCATGCAATAGTAAATTTCCGCTTGTTAAAGCATCAAATATACCAATAGCAACTACTGTTGCTGCTGGCATATTTGTAAAGTCAATATTTGCACTATTAGAAGTTGCACCGCTAGCTGCAGCAGTAAATGTTGCTGTCTGTCGTGCATATGAACCACCTGTAACTTCAGTACCACCGCCAGCATCACTGGGTGCTACTGTGTACAAAGCAACATAAACAGCAGAAGGCTTTGTATATGTAGTAGTTCCCAAGAAGTGATCAATGAGCTTGTTCTCAAGATAGTTTGAAAGATTCCCTGCCACTGTTAAGCCTCCTGATTATTATAATACATTTCTTTTTCTTCATCACTAGGCAATCTAAAGTTGGACAACCTCAATAAAACATTTGCTTCATCTGGAGTAACTTCAGCTAACGGTTCGCTTCTGGAAAATCTATGACCAGAGCCTGTGATATATGCGGAACCGCTTTCAAAATAAACTAAAACCTTTTCGTTATTATCTGTAAAATGAACAACTGGCTGATCAACCGTATCTTCTGATACTGGTTTCTTCTTTGGAGCTGCTTTCTTAGCCGGAGCCTTTTTCTTTGGAGCAGCATCTTCACTTTTTACAACATTTGTTCTATCAACCATATATTCAATCCTATCATCATTAGTGATTTAAATCAATTTAATGATAATGGCGGGGCAGTATTAACTGCCCCGCCATGTATCATCAATTACTTTGAATTAGAGGCTACGCAGCTTAACATTCTTAGCAATCACATACGAGTCAAGATTCTCGACATTGTTTGCGATTCGCATGAACTGAGTATACTCAATTGTGTCAGTCTTTGGCTGGAACTGACGGTACAGTGTGATGTCACGGTGCATACCGATCACCTTGTTATTTGGGAAGGTGAGCTCAACATAACCGTGGTTGCCTGCGGCGGCTGAGTAGTCGCCCGAGACTGTCTCTGGCATCAGCGGGATTTCAACGAGCGGAATACCGTATGGTGCCAAACCTGTAGCACCCGGACCACCGTTTGCACGGATAGCGCCGTTCATGAAAGCCTGCTCACCAAATGTTGAACCGGGAGCCGGAGCGCCAGCGGTTGCAGCAGTTGCCGAGTTAGGATTCTGCAAGCTGAATGATGTATCCTGAACGATACCAGCACCCGAGAAGAAGCGCAGTTCGTTACGCTTCTGGAGGTACTTGGTTGGCATGTTGCGAAGAACACGGTCGTAGGTGGAGCGTGAAATGTTATTTCCAGCCTCATCCACAACTGTTGCACCAGCAAGAGCCAACTTGACGAAACCATTAAGAGCCTTGAGCAAGGCGTTGTTTGATGATGTGTTGCCGTTGATTAACAGGTCATCCAGGTCATTGGCTGTCTGACGAGCCATGATCTGAGCGAGGTGATCCTCAAGCGAGGCTCCCTCAATGTTGTCCTCCAACGACTCTGTTGAAACTTCCCAGTCCAAGCGGAGCTTGACGCTGGAGAGAGACACCTTGGAGAAGGTGACGGCTGCATTTGAACCATCATCTGTTGCCTCAGTTGCCTTTCTCATCAGACGAGTACCGACCGAGACCTTATCAATATCCATCGTTGGGGTACGCATGCGAACAACACGCGAGTTACGCATGAGGTTCGACTGATCAACTACGAAATCAATAAAACGATTTGCCTGCTCAGCATTGAGCAAACCACCTGATGCTGCACCAACGACGCTCGTAGTAACCTCGTTAGCCTTAGCAAGGATTTCTTCTTGTGTTGCCATAGTAATTATCCTCCTTACCTTATGACTTATAGCCTAAGGAGTCAATTAACCCCTGTGGCAAATAGATGTTGTTCCAGAATGATGCAGTTGGAGCTGACTTCTTAATTTCCTCTCCATCCTCATCGTCTTCTGGATCGACACTCTTCTTAACAGCGCCAGCTTGAGCAAATTCCTCAACCTTAGCAGTCTGAACTTCCAGAGCCTTCTCAGTTGCTTCCAACTTCTCAGCGAGCTCTGCCTTCTGAGTCTCAACGCTCTTGGTCACTTCCTCAATCTTAGCCTCAACATTTGCCTCAACTTCCTGCTTAAATGAAGTCGCAAAGTCGTTAAGCTTTTGATCAATGACTGAACCAAGTGCTTCCTTAAGAACCTCAATATCCATATCGTGTTCCTCCACTTGTTCGACATTCACTTCCGCTTCTGCTGAAGCTTCAGTATTATGCTCGGACTTTTCCAGTCCTGTCTCATCAACCGGAGCGAGCCAGTTGATAAACTTCTTAACTAAAGACAGCTTGTTATCTGTCAATGAATTATCCATAGGTTTTACAGTATCATATTTTTCAACATTTTGCAAAGAATTTAAAATATCTTCTAATGTTTTTTCAATCTCATTCATTTCGTATTCTTTCTTCTTTTTCTTTTTTGGCTTCATTGAATTCTTACCAGCACCTTGTGTTGGATTTTTGATTCCAGCTCCAGCCATAGAATCTGTAGTAACCGTATTTGCCTCAGCCTTTTCAACGCGGTATGTACCGCCTCTCTTCTTGTATTCTCTTACAAGCCAAGCATTGGCATATGCAGAAGGATAAACATCAAACTTAGCTTTAGCTTCTGCCTTAACTCTTGCATAAAGTTCTGGATTTGATGGGACATTTCTTGCCTTCTCAACAGTTTCTGAGCAAGTACCGCATCCGCAATCACAACCCTGTTCTGAATCCTTGATGAATTCATCAGACATAAAATATTCCATTTCTGATTTTAAAATTTGATCGTCTTCTTCAAGAAGAGCATCAATGCTCTTATTCTTTAACTTTGCATATCTCTCAAGAAGTCTTCTTCCCTTCGCTGCAAGAGCAGCTGCATCCTGTGCATTCTGAGGAACTGGCTCACCCCAAGCAGCTGCTGACAAAGCTAATCTTGTTGGTCTGCCCTTATCATCCTTCATTGGACCAGAGGGATTTGTAAAAAATCTTGTAAGAAATGAACCCTTGCGCCTCATCTTCTCTGGAGTATTTGCTGGACCCTTAACACCTGGCTTCAGGTTTGAACCTTCCGTTTGCTTAAAATGTCTACGACCAGCAGCCGTTAATCCACCCTTGGGGTTTCTCCATTCCTTCTTCTTTTGAATCTGGCATTCTTCTGTACATGCATTTGCGGGATCATTACAATCAAGAACATAATCAAGAGAATTATTTGAATCATTCATCTTAACAACATTAATAACAGCAATGGCATTTGCCGGATTATCAACGAGACTTAACTCACCGAGTGAATATTCTTTAATGACAGAAACGGGTCTACCATTGTGCATCTTCTGGGACATCATCTCTTTCTTGATAATCTTTCCGCCAATAGAAAAAGCCCTCAGTGTGCCATCCAAAATCTTTTGCCATGTATTTTCAGCACCTTTTGAAATATATGCGTCAACTTCAATTGCGTTATATTCCTGACCATCCTCGCCCTTGATCTTTACTGGGCGGTGTGAGATAGCCTTGCCAACAGCAATAGGAGCATGCATTTCTCTGATATTGCCTTCCCAGTTCTTAAATGCATCAATAGAAGCATTAAAGTCAACAATATCTCCAACCTTATCAATATTATCAGCGGTAGCAATACCGGTTACAATTCGCTGCTCTTTCTTGACCATCGAGATGGGAAAGGATAAATTAAATTCAGTCATGACTATATAGTAATATTAGTGCAATATATTATTATATCGCAAATCATCCTATAGCAAAAACTGCTAAAGTCACGCCTGCTGTGACGACACGAAACTTTGTGTAATCACCCTCAACCTCAACATAGTTCTTTCCTGCTGGAACAAGGACTTGGTGTGGTCCACCATTTAACTCAACAACAGCATTTGTGCTGGCATGAGTATTTAAAAAGTGAATGCACGATGTGTGTCCGTTTATAGAAACTGTGTTTGCTGTGCTGTCAACAGATGTGTCGGAGTAAATAACTCCCATTCCGTAGCTCATTCTGTACCTCCTGAAGTATCTTGATTTTGTCCACGCTCGGCTTGATCGCCAGTTGTTCTAGGATCTGTTGATCCCTCTGGAGTATCTGACCTAGCATTTCTTGGTTCTGCCGCCATATTGTTTGAATTTCCTGGCGGCGCACCTGGACCATTTTGTTCTTTCTTAACATTTGTGGGGAACGGAAGTGGTTCATCTCCGTCTTCTCTTTCTGGTAGACCGAGTGATGCACGAACTTCGTTCGGAGTGATAACCTCTGTTCTAAGATATCTATCATTGATTCTTGACTGAATATCTTCGTCAATCAAGTCAATTCTCTTAAACTGCATTACGAGCAAATCACTGAATTCACCAATAATTCTATTTAATCTCTTTTCAATAACAGCCTGATCTGGACCAATTACCTGAGTCTTAAATGTCTTATCAGCATCTCTTGAGACTGCGAGGTTGGCATTGTCATAGACACCGACCTTTGGAGCAGGAACTCTGTTAGCAACCAAAATCTCATCACGGTTTGATTTACGATACTTATCAAAAGAAGCATCTTGAACTCCAGCCTCAAGTTTTTCAAACTTAATATCGCTATCAGAACCAATTGATGCGGGAATTGGAATAACAAGCGTTCCGTGATTTCTTCCCTTAACTTCTTTTCTAAAATAATTTATAAGCTCTTGCTTTGACTTATTGCTTAACTTTGCTCCCTTAAGAATAATTGCATATCTAGGAATTGCCTTGTTTTCAAAGTAATCAATGTTGTATTCCTTTGCAAACTTATCTCCAACTATTGCTGCAGCAGCTGAAACGGATGAGGGAACGCCATAGTAAGTATTCTTTGGAGAATAAATCTTGAAGTGAATTACTTCGTTTGGTTTTGGATCTCCATTAATCGGATCTTCTGTTTCGGTATCTCCAAAGTTTCTAAAGAAAACAGCTGATATCTTATTGCTTCTTGCAATCTGAACATAGCCATCTCTCTTTCTTCTAACCCTCATCAAGGTTCCGGGAATGTGACCGATATAGCCAATCTCGCCGGCGTTGTTTCTACCAATTTCAAGATATCCATTACCAATGGTAAGAACATCTTGCCAAACCTTCACCATTGTTTCAAGGAAAGTCTCTTCTTGGTTTGTATCTTCAAAAATCTGCTCAAGTCTTTCTTTTTCATCTTGAATCATTTTTCTAATTCTGGCAATCTTCTCTGGATCTCCAGATGCCTTCTCAAGCTTTCTCTTTGCCTTGGTTGTCTCCACAAACTCATATCCAAGACCAACAGTATTCATAACTCTTGCAGCAACTGATGCATTATGAATTGCACTTGAATCATAAAGACTTGCTAAGTTGTCTAAATCATACGGTGGATTTACAATATCATAAAGCGAATATCCATCAAGTGTTTCTGGATCAATATACTTGGTGCCAATACCATCAATACCCTCATACTTTTTTGAAAGCCTCTGCACCTTTCTCTTCATCTTTGGTGAAAGTGATGAGAATTTTACCTTTTCAAAAGGATCTTCAGATAATGGCTTTGAATCAAAGCTAATATACGAAAGATCATCTATCTCAGAATTATTTTCAATTTCTTCAATGTGTGTCATTCTATTATTTTCCATTATTTCAACCTATCAAAAAAATCTTCGTATGGATCTGGAAGTAATCCGTTGTGCAATCTATCAACTTGGTCATCTCTTTCAGAACTAGAAACCTTTCTAGCCCCATGAACCCAAGCAAGCTGTCCTTCTTCACTTCCAGTCCAATAAATAGCTGCTTCTCTTACTCGTTTTTCAATGCTTTCGTCACCAACAAAGCCCTCTGCTGAAAGGAATCCATCGCCATCAGATAATGGCTGACCATCGGGCATAATCCAAATACATACGCCATATGTTCTTTCTGGAACCCAGAGTTGACTGTTTTTAATCATATGATTGCTCGTAGGAATCTATTGTACACTACTTTGATTAAAAAACGAATAAAAGCGACAAGTGTTGGTCACAAAATATCTATTTTTTTGTTCAAAGTGTCCTAGAGTTGGTAATCAATCAATGATTACTTGATTGGGCATGCACCAGTAGCGCAGTTATCCAAATCCAAGTCAAGATCAACATAGCCCTGCTGGAGTGGAACATTCATATCAATCTTTGACATGAGCTTCTCATACTCCTGCTCTGTAATCTCTTCATATGGAGGAAGAGGGAAGTTGTGATCTACGTGAAGAAGGAAAGAAACAGACTTAATTCCATCATCATAGTTTTCACTTAACCAACTCTTAATGTCAGCCAATTCTTCTTTTCTATAGTAGACAGTAACAGAAACAGCATTGTCAGCCCATACAGTTTGCATCTTCTTAACCCACTCAAGCTGCTCAACAGCTGTCATGTTTGATGCAAGAACAGAATTATCTGGTGACTTACATGGAAACTCAACAACATACTTAGTATGATCTTCTCTACCATCAAGACCGATATCCCAAACGACCTTATAGCCTCGCTTTCTACAAGCATCAACCAATGGGTCTACCGAATTAAATCTAACCCTGCGAACATAATACTTTGCAAAAGCTGGGTGGATACCTGGGGTTACGCCAGGGAGCAGTGAGAGTGTGCCTGATGGCTGAACTGTAGTTAATCTAACTGATGGATTCCATCCCTTTTCGGCAGAGTATGCCTTATCAAAATTACGGAGGTATTCGTATGCAGGAGCAAGCCAATCAATCTTTTCTTGCTCACACTGTAGGATTCCAGTTATAGACTGTCCGAGTCTAGAATTCTTATTGACAATTGAACTTGTCTTTTCATATGGATAAGAAAGTTTGGTAACTTGCTTTTGAATCATATAAAGAAGTCTACTAATTTCAGTAAACTGCTTTAATGACTCAACATTTGGTAAAAAGATTGTTGCAAGATTGCAAGATTCACCATCACCCAATGCAATTTCTGCACACGGATTAAATCCCTCAATTGTCGGATCTGGATTCTTATCTCCAATTCTTCCATATGTTCTTGCAAGCTTACGATTCAATAGACCATATGGCTCACCAGTTCCGTCATACCCTCTCCAGAACTCTGGAACAATTTCATCGTATGAATCTGCATAAATTGAGTTATTACTATTAGATCTCCAACCAGGAATATTACCTGTTCCCCAATTCTTTGCTCTTAGGAACAAAACATCGTCTGGGTCTCCAATTGCAATCTGTGCTGATCTTCTTGATGAACCAGAAACAACAATTCTTCCGATAATGTTACAAATATCAAGAACATCAACTGATCGCAACTTCTTTCCAACTCTGTTATCAAACACCTTACAAATATCTGCGATACCATCAACAAGCGCACCTGGTCCTGATGCTGTACCACCAAATGTCTTGAGTGGTGCACCAAACTCACGAATAAGAATTGTTGAGTAAGTAAAAGACTTACCAGTAATAAAATACGATTCAAGAACCTTATGAAGTAATTCTCTCCAACCCTGTCGTGAATCGGGAATGATAAAGTCTGCATCATGTGATCTTTCAGCAGTAATGCTTTCTACTGCACGGACCTTTGGCAAATCATGAATCTTTGATCTCTCAACGGAAAACCCAACTCCACCGCCAAGCATTAAATAATCAAACAGAAGCTCAAAGTCTTCAATCTTTTCAATATTTGTAAAGAAACAATTATTCAGAGAAGTTCCAGAGAACTTCTTTACAAGCGGAGTGCCGAGCTGCCAGAGTGATCTGCCGGACACACTGCAACGCAGATGGAACATATGATCAAACAACTGCTCAGCCTCTTCCTTTGAAAAAGGAACTCCGATTTCAACAGCGCCATCAACAATTCGCGTAAGAGTTTCAATCCATGTTTCCTTACGATTAGCACCCTCAATATTGCGACTATAGGTTCTCAGATAGACAATCTCTCCTAAACCGCCAAAGCCCCAAGGCGGGGTCTGGTTCTTATAATTTGCAATAAACTCTGGTGATAAAATAGACATAGTTCCTCCTGAAAAATGTAGAAAACCAGTGTAATCTGGCTGTCCTGTTCGGTCAAAAATTAGTGCTTAGGACTACGATAAAGATTTTTCGTAAAATTCCAAACGCCGCAGAATCTTATCAGCTACAGAAGCCCAAGACCACTCCGAATGAATAATTCGGGCAGATTTCACAGCGTATTTCTTAAAATCGTCATATTCATTGACGACATGCTCCATCAATTGCAAAAGTTGCTCAAAGTCTGGGCTTGCCCATTCTCCGGTATCGCAATCATACAAGTGATCCTGCCAATCAGCCTTGATCAATTCTGCTTCCAGAGGAATTCCATAATTTGCAAAATCAGCACATCCGGTTAGGTTTGTAACAATAGTCGGAAGCCCTGTTGCAATTGATTCAAATGGAATCAAACCAAATCCCTCACCCATTGTCGGATAAATCATACAATGACATTTGTGATAAAGAGATACTAAGTCATCAGTTGATATATTTTCAGGAATTGAAATGATTTGCGGGTGATGAGATGCAGGAACGAGCTGACCATTGAGATAAACTTCTGCGTAGCAATACTTGTTGTACTTAAGAATTAATCTAAAATCATCATTACCATCGTAGAGTTCCAAGAATGCATCAACTGCCATCTGTGCATTCTTTCTCTTTGAATCTCCACCAACATGGATGAAATTGAATCTTCCAGTTAGCTCTCTTTCTAGAATGGAAAATTCTGGAGAGATGCCATGAGGAATAGTAAAAACATTTGGATTAACTCCATTCTTGATGTATACATCTCGAATAAAGTTTGATGTAGCCCAAACTTCATCAACCTTTCTCATATTATCAACCCAGTGATTTGGAACCTTTGTTGATTCCCAAGGAGTATAGCCAATGTTGTACTTAGACTTATACTGATAATAAGTTGGGGGGCAGAAATTAATATGATATGGAATATCTTCTCTTGTATAAAAGACAGCGCATTCCTTTTGCTGGAGAGCCTTGATTGTTTCAAGTGCGGCATTGTAATAACCTTGGCTGTACCAGGTTTCTCCAGATGCGTCTTGATAGTTGAGACTAAACCAGCTAATCTTTTTCATTTAAAGGTTGTTCTTTTTCGTTTCCTGCGATAGGTCTATCGGATGATAGAGAAAGACATTTTACACCTTTTTGAATCAAGTTGTGTGCAGTTTCTTCTGAAATTTCACAACTAATTGGAGTATTCGTATACATGCATCTGGTAGCAGCCAAATACAAATCATCAAACTTCATGATCGTAATATGCTCGGGGTCAACGATAGCTGCTGGACCACATTCGTCTGATTCAACAACAGCTATCACTTGCATATATCTACCATACCACTTTTCTGATTATC